GGATATTGTCTTCACCGTCGCGCCGGCGTCGACCGTACGCATGACGGCCTATCGCGACCCGCCCATGTTGCAAGGGGTGGTGCTGATCGAAACGGGCAAGATCCCGGTGAAAGCCTCGATCGAGAGCCCGCTCGATAAGCTCACCATGATCGATCAACGCTTGAGCGAACGCATCGATCGCGCGCTCCGACTGTCTGACGGCGACAGTTTAGAAATGGGGCGCTTGCCGGTGAAGAGTGTTCGAGCCTCGCGCTACTTAGGCTTCGACGGCGACGGCAATCCGACGATGATGACGACCCCACAGGGAGTTCTCACCCCCATCTCGCAACTGACGGAATCCTTGATCTCGGCGCTCCCGGCCGCTGGATCCGCGGGATCCCTTCGCAAAGTCACCGACGGCGTGCGCGGAATATGGATGGACACCGGGGCGCGCTGGACGAAACTCCTGCCCTACGTCAATGTCCTAGACTTTGGTGTGGACGCGACCGCGTTTAATGCGGCTCATACCGCAGCCGCAGCCTCAACAACCCATAAGACGATCTATGTCCCGGCCGGATCCTACTCGATCACCGCAGAGATTCTCAGTACCGCGGACGATATCGCGTGGCTCTTAGACCCTGGCGCGGTGCTGGATATCACCTCGATTGCAGGAACCGGAACCGCGAATATCCACGCGACGATCAATGTCCTCGCCTGTTTCAAAGTGACTGGCGCCCGTGTCCGAATCGTCGGGGGGCGCATTACTGGAGCGGCGACGGCCGATAGTAAGAACACGGTCGGCATCTTGCTCCACGGTACGAGTCGATCCTACATCGATATGATCAAGATCGATACGCTGTACTGCGGCATTTGGGCTGGAAACAATGCGACTGATGTGATGATCGAGAGTGGCACGGAAGTCTACGCCTGTACGCGCAACATCCTCATGGGCTATCAACCCCTCACCGTGACGAGTCCGCAAGTCACCCGTGTCACACTCTTTGGCGTGAAAAGCCACGGGGCCACGGGCGGCGACGGGGTGAAGCTCTATTCCTTCGCACGAGACGTCAAGATCATCGGCGGGGAATATCTCAATAACAGTAATAACGGGATCGATATGTACGTGTGCGGAGAGTACGTCATGGTGACGAACGCCCTCTCACAGGGCAACACGGTTGACGGCATCGATCTCAAGTATGCGCTCGATTCCGGTGAAGGGGCCAATCAACTCGGCTTTGCGAGGCGCACCATCATCCGGGGCAATCAATTCCGATCGAACGGCGAATACGGGATTCGCGCCCACATCGAAGCGGCGTTCACGGGGACCGATCTCGGCATCGAGAACGCAACCATCGAAGGGAACCACTGTGAAGGCAATGGCGTCCACGGGATGATTTGCGGACTCGTGGGTGGGGTAGTGAGCGGGAATATCTGTGTCCGAAACATCCAACGTGGCCTGATGTTTACCTCGTGCATCAGTACGTCGATCATCGGCAATCACGCCGGGGATAACGGGACGACTGGAACCAATCGATCCGGGGTCGTCTTTGGTGTGGGGCTCTATGCCGGGGCGGGTAATAGCCGAGCCTGTACGATTGTCGGCAACACCGCGGCCGACACCCGCAGCGGCGGCGATCGCACACAGAACCGCGGATTTGAGTGGGCCAATCTTGATGACTCGGTGATCATCGGGAATACGGGTGACAATCACTCGACCGCTGATCATAATTGCAGCGTCGTCGCGACGGGAGGCACACGCTCATTCGCGAACCTTGGGACGGTTGAAGCCGGCGGGACCTTGTTCGGGAACGCCGGACATCCGATCGTGGCGCGTGCCAGTCTCCCGGCTGCGGGGGCCTCACAAGACGGCCTCTTGATCGTCGACGATAACGGAGCCGGTGATCGCAATCTCATGCTGTATGCCGGCGGTGAACGATTCCGGATTGACGGCGGATCCGCCGTTTAGGAAAGGAACGACGTACTGATGGATAACCCGATTCCGATTCCGACGACCGAGAAGACCATCACCGGGTTTGCCCTCTTGACGTATGCGTGGGTGCTCGCCCTTTCGATGTGGGGCGGGATCGTGAATTACATCTCAAAGATCAAGTCAGGGGATATTGCGCGGTTCAACATCACCGAACTGATCGGCGACATCTTTGTCTCTGGGTTCACCGGACTCTTAACCTTCTGGATGTGTCAAGCGGCGGGCTTTGGCGAACTCCTCACCGCGGTCTTCGTCGGTGTCAGCGGACACATGGGCGCCCGGATGATCGGGAAACTCGAACAAGCGTTGAGCCGGAAATTTGCGCTGGCGAACGATGAAACCGTCGTCGTCGTCACGAAAAAGGAAGGAACCCCCGGTGTCTTTTGATCGGGCCTTCGGGCTCTTGATCGGATCGGAAGGCGGGTATGTCAACGACCCTCACGATCCCGGGGGCGAAACGAAGTATGGGATCTCGAAGCGATCGTACCCCACGCTGGACATCGCCTCACTCACGCTCGCCGACGCCAAACGGATCTATCATCGGGACTACTGGATCTTTATCTCCGGAGATGCGATCCCCTGGCCGTTGAGTTATTTTGTGTTCGACGCGGCCGTCAACCAGGGGGTGGCGCCGGCGATCCTCATCCTGCAACAAGCGCTCGGGGTCGACGCCGATGGGGTGATCGGCCCTCAAACACTCTCGGCCGTAGGAAAATTCCCACAATCGGAGGTGTGTGCGCTATACTTGGCGATGCGCGGCGTGCGCTATGCCGGCACACGGAACTTCAACATCTATGGTCTAGGGTGGCTCAAACGCCTCTTCCTGGCCTTATGGGACGCGAAACCATGATACCCTTCTCTCTCTATCTCAAAGCCGGGATCGTCGGTCTGGTGGTCATTCTGTTCGTCCTGACCTATGCCAAAGGGCGAACTGACGGCACCTACCGATGCGATCAACGCATTAACGCCCTGCTTATGGAAGCGAACGAGCGAGAGAAAGGCTACCAGATAATCGCCCATACGCAGTCCGAACTACTGGAAAAAGCAAAGGCCATGACAGAGATCCGCTATCGGACCTTGTTGAAAGAGGTGGAACGTGAAGTTGAAAAGCCTGTGTATCGTGTGGTGTGCCTTACTGACGATGGGGTGCGGATCGCAAACAACGCTCTCCGGGGTCCGTCAAGCGTTACCGGCGAATCTCTTAACGCCCTGCCCGGACCTGGACCCGATCGCTGACGGGTCCGCAGAGACGACCCTACGGACCCTCGTTGAAGTCAGCCAGTTATATTATGAATGTCAGGCCCGCCATGATGCGCTCTCCGCTGCCGTCCGCACTGTTCGATCCGGTTCTCAAGAATCCGCCGATCAATCCGATCCCCGCAATTAATACACGCGCACATCCAGACATCGACGCGTGAGATGTCGTCCCACCACTTCGCCAGGTGCATCAACCCGTGGCATCGCTGACATGTCATAGGCCCTCCCATTCTGTGTGATGGTTGATAAACACGGCCCACTCCGCACGGCACACGTCCAATGACGGGACGAGGTAGAGGTATTCCGCGTGGGCGGGGTTCGGTCCCCGCTGGCGTTTGAGCGACGGCGTGCTATGCTTCAACAGCTTGCCGATCTTCGCGTCTTCGTGCATCCACAATTTGGCGTGGCGTTCTTTGTTGTAGCGCATGAAGGCAAGACGGAAGCGTTCGCAATCGATGGTGGCCGGCCAGCCCTCGAACTCACTTCCGACGATGCGGCCGTCTAAGAGGCACTTATGCCACCACTGGTAGAGAGGATTGAGTGAATGGATTTTCTGATCGGCGAGTCCTTCGGTAGCTGGCGCATTGTTAAGGTCAAGTCCCTCCAAAGAATAGTCCAGCAAATATCGCAGCAGGACAGCGTATCCCCCGGTTTCCATTCCTTCGCGCATTGATTGGAAAAACGCACGATCCTGTTTCCGTCCATCTCCAACGTCAAAGAATGCAAACCGGCGTTCATCGTGAGAGACAGGGACAATCCAGTCTTCGTTGCCGATGATGACGACGCGGGTTTTGTTTGCGACCGTGTACGGTTCTTTGCCTTTGTGCTCGATGACATGATCCCTCCCGGTAATAAGATCTTTTAGGGTTCCCTCGGCCTGTTTGTCTCCGGACCAAAACGCTTCATCAAGGGCGAACATCAAACAGTTTTCGAGGTGTCCGTTAAAGTTTCCAACAAGGTAGCGTCGGTTACTGGTGAGCAAGAAATGTCGGCCGAGTAATGCGCCAATCCTTTCGATACAAGCATTTTTACCGACGCCTTTCCCACCACGAAAGACCAGAGCCACCAACGGCTTTTCATATGGCCTTTGAACGAGATGCGCAAAGTATCCGAGCAACCAGCGCGACAATAGTTCATTTCCCCCGCAGACATTAAGCCGGGTGTGTTCAAGAAACATATCGAGAGATCCATGAGATGTGCCCATAGGGGCAGGGGAATATGAAAATCCGCGCCAGAGATTAAAATACGTCTTCCGGCTACCGTTAAGACCAGTCGTAACTTCCTTGTTTTGCCCTGGGGAAAAGACGATTCCATCATATGCGCGCCTCCCTTTCCATTCGAGCCATTGGCTGGCGATCGACGTTTCTGTTTTGCCCACCTTCATTTTGATCGGCGCGAATTTCAACTTGAACGCCCCGATGTCGAGATGTTCGACGGTGCCCTTGTCGTGCTGATCCGAGGTTTCCCACAGAATATGTGCGCCACCCCCGGCGATGACGAACGCGTGATCCTTGTTCAACTTCTCGTAGGGGTGTAGTTCCTTCTCTGTGTGGGCGTCTTCAACAAATGGCACCGCCGCAAATTCAACCTCGGGTGCCGCGATCCCAGGGGTGTTCACCCCATAGGCATACGCATTCCGGACTTTGCGCTCTAACTCGTCGGACGACCACGGGGGTTCGCACCGGGGATTCCACGAGTCCCATAACAGCATGGCCGCGATCGGTTCCGACACACCTATATCCTTGAGCTTGGCCGCAACGCAAAACGTCGTCTGGTCCCCGCCCTGCCCTTGTATAGCAAGCGGCGCCTCATGCTCTAAGTACCATTCCGCGCGGCGTTGAGCGTGATCCTGGTTGACATCGAGGGGGGCTATGGCAGGGTGTCCGACTCCGAGTTCTCGTCGTGTATCTGTTCCACAGATATCAATGATCCATTGCGGAGCGTCGGCAATGGGGGCAGATCCGGCAACGTCATACAGGCCATGTGGGAGGGCGCTTCCCGCACCGACAATGTAGCCCCCTCGTGATCGGACATCAAGACCTGGGGCAAGAACATTCGCGCCCTGGCGCACGGATGCGCGCACACGATAGCAGTAGTGCCGTCCTCCTGACGGAGTAGCATAACTCCTGGTTTCGGGCATCTCCCATCCCTCAAGTTCGAGCCGCAACAATTGTTCATAGCCGTTCTTTCCTTCCTTCACATCGACATCGACGACGAGCAACGCGCCGTCGTCACCGAACTTCCCCGTGTAAATCCCGATGTTGTACTCCGGATTGGTGGCCCACCATTGCTCGATGATGCGCGGATCCCGTGTCGCGGATTCCTGCCACCCTTTATGAACTGGGGTTTTTCCTAGGGGCTGGAGGCAAAAAATAAAAAAGCCTTCGGAGGCTAACGACAACGCCCACTCTTTTTTCGTCATCGTTCACGCTCCCATGCGTCGCGGCAATCCGCATTGCACCATCGTCGACGATCCGGACAGATGTCCAGACAGTAGAGACAGAGCCCGGTCCCTTGTGGGATCGGGCGCGGCTTTGGACGCAAGGCAAGAATTGCGTCTTGGAATCGTTGGTTGTGTTCGTTGGCGAGATCAATGTCATCCACGTCGAAGCCCTTTCATCACATTCCGACATGCAAGTTTCAACAGTAACCACGCGGGCATCTGTACCCAATGCGTAAGCGATAACGGGTTAAGTCGAAACCCGCACATCCTCAGGAGCGTTTTGTTTCGCAAGATCACTTCCGATACCTCTTTCCTTTCCAGCCTTCAACGGCGATCGGTAAGCCGGAGGCCCATGCAGGAACTTGTGCGATAAGAGTTTCAAACGGTTTCAAATCGTAGGTGTGCCCGTGTTCGGGAGCGTGAATCACCTCCGCTACAATTTCGTCGTGAACGTGCATCACAATGGGGTACCCGTGGGCTTCGACGCGGAGCATCGCGTCGGCGAGGATATCACGGCTCACCGCTTGCGTCACGTTTTCGGCCAGTTTCCCCCCGTACGTATGGGTTTCCTGCCACTTTCGGGTCTTCCCGTCGACGCTCATATAGTGGATCTGTTCTTTTTCCTCCCCCCACGGGGTCATGATAGGCTTGAGTTTTGGGTAGGGGTACGTCAACACCCGACCGGAGGGAAGTTTACAGAAGAGGAAGGATCCTTTGACGAGGAATGTTACATACCGACCTTTTGATCCCGGCCCCCACGTACCGGGGCTCGCGATAAATTCTTGACCAGGACGCGTTACCGCTTGTTTCGCCGCATCTTCTAGCCCGTACCAGTACTTAACAATGTTCGGATGCGCCTCACGCCACGCCGTTTTAATCTCTTCGGCCAACGCGTCGCTCACCACAACCCCATACCCACGGGCCATCGTTTGGAAGGCGCCGACGCCCCCTTGATAGCCGAGCGCGAGCTCTTGGACCTTGCCGATGAACCGTTGATCTTTCGTCACCTCTTCCACGGGGATCCGGAAGGATTTTGCATAGCCGAGTTTGTAGATGTCCGGGCCTTCCTTCCGGTCATACGCTGAAAACGCATCGAGTTTCCACTGTTCACCGGCGAGCCATGCCAGCACACGGCCCTCGATGTTGGCGAAGTCCGCAGCCACCAAATCGGATCCCGGCGCCGCACAGATCATCCCTCGCAAGCAATCGGAGATGACCGTCATCGGCCGATCGAAGCACGCGGTAATCATCCAATGGGCATTGTCGACCGTCGCGGTGTGCAACGCCTCGATCACCTGTTCGATCACCTCATGCGGAATGGATGGACGAGGGAAGTTCTGTGTCTGGATCCGGCGCCCGCCCCATCGGCCGGTGCCGGCCGCGTGGTACTGCAACAACCCTCGGGCGCGATCATCCTCATTGAGACAGGTAATCATCGTGTGCAATTTTGCCGTCGACGTTTTCCCCGCTTCCTGGCGGATCAACAGCGCCTTCCGCACATCGGCCGGTACGTAGTCGAGTTTGAGCGCGTCGATGACATCCGCTTTCGCCAGTCCGTCGATCGGCACCCCGCGCCCTTGGATCCATTTCGTGAGGGTCGCGACCTCGGTCGCCGCGCATACTGCGTTGTCGGTCGCTTTCTGCATCTCCCCGTTCAGCCGATCGACCTCTTTCTTGACGACCCAGATCGCTTTATTGATTGCCACGCGATCGAGGTGGATCCCCCGCTGGTTGATCTGGTAGTCGAGCTCCCATACCTGTTGCTCGGCGTCGGACAGTTGCAGGAGTCGCCCCCACAGGGCTTGTTCGGTGCGTACATCTTGCTTGCAATACTCCGCGATCTGGACTTGTTTGTCGAACTCATCCCACCAGATGGGGGATCCATCCGGGGCGTGATCGCGTGGCCGCGACATCTGCATCATGAGGCGATGGCCGGCGAGATCTTTCTGTTGCGTGAGGCCGAGCGCGGCTGCGGCGTTTTCGAGGGATCCAGGGAGCGACATCGCATAGGCCATCGCCATGGTGCAGCGTGTCCGCTCCGGGCGCAGCACCGGCCAGCCGTACCGCGGCACCATGATGTGGTTCCAGATCGCGAGCTCGAACGGAGCGTTGTGGGCGGCAAGGATGAACGGGTCCTGTAGAGTCCACTGGCCGGAGATTATTCGATTCGTAGTGAACAGTGCGCCGCATCCTGGCGTCCATAGATGCGGCTCGCTGTCATCCACCGCCCATCCAAAACACCAGACATCGGTCGACGGATGCCGCGCGTACACGTCGAGTCCGACTTCCTTGAGATCTAATTCGCTGCGGGTTTCAAAGTCACCGTGGATAATCATCGTCCCCACTCGCCTTTTTTAGCTTTCGCCATCTCGACGTACCACTTGTCCAATGCGGCCGCGATGTTTTCGGCGCGGGCCATGCTGTACCCCGGACAAAACGCGCATCCCTGCTTAAAATTTAGAAACGATTTAATGGCCTGGCGCATCTGGTAGAGTTTTTTAGTCTTGAATGTTTTTGCTTTTGGCATCGTCGTATAAAAAGTGCGGTGCCGATGTTTCACGGCACCGCAGCTTTCCTCCATTACCGTGTGTAAGGGTTATCCGAACAGATCCGCGGCCGTCTTCGCCGTGTCCCCTGATCCACCGGCCGGCGCCACGGGCTCGAACTCTTTGGAGGCGGCAACCCGCCCGCCCAATGGTTCCCCGTCGCCGAGCTTTTGGATGTTCTGCAATCCAAACGCGACACCCTTGTTCCCGGCCTTGTCGTACCAGAACGGGCGCACCGTCGCGCGGGCATAGCACCCTGGATAGAACTCAGCTTCGTTGATAATGTCTTCGTTGTTAGGGCCGACGAGCCCCGGCTTGGTGTTCGAGCTCGCGTTGATAAACTTCGCGCCCGCCACATACCCCTCGAACGTCTTCTCCCCCTGGTCGCGGAAGGGATTGCGCGAGAGCTTCGGCCACGTGTCTTTGTTTGGGCCAAATTTCTTGGTCATAAAGTCCACCATCGCGTTCATGAGCGGAGACAGATCCGTGTTTTTGTCGAACAACATGGTGATGCCGTACTTCGGCGGCTTGGTGGGGTCGACGGCTTTACCAGGACGAAAGACCGCGGGGAACGATACGCGGAATTTTGGGGTCATCACATTGGGAATGTCTAATTTGTCTGACATCGGTATGTCTCCTATCGGTACATGTGTGCTTGAGATCCGCTCAAGCGACGGTGCGGTGAAACCGCTAGCTCAATGGGTCGATGGGGTCGGCCCCGATGAGGTCCATCACGTCGACGGTGACCTCCCCCTGGCCGGTAATCAGGATCGACGACTGCGGTGCGAATTCTTTCTTCGCATCCGGTTTGAACGCCGGTCGTTTATCTTCGATCGGCACGAGCACAAGCCCGCTCGATTCTTTGGTGACAAACTTTTCGAGCATCGAGTAGTGGCTCGGGAGTTTCTTTTCCATCTGTGCCGGCGTCCGCACTTTCTTCGGTTCAAAGATGTCGTCGTCGCCCACCTTTAATCCGCCAAGGAAGAGTGAGACTTCCGTCTCGTTGATCCACTTGCGATTCGCCCGTTTCTCGACGAGCTTATACCCCGGCACCGGCCGACCCGCGCGCGCTTCCTGATACGCGTAGGCATCGATGCGTTTCACGAGCGCTTCCAGAATCGGAATCGCCTTCAACGCCTTCGCAAGCGCGTCCGGTGGGACCGAGCCCTCGGCCGGCGTGGTCTTCGCGAACTCGGATTTCGCCACGAGTTGTTTCACGTTCTGGACCTCCGGGCATTTGATAATCGCGGGACAGAACCGGCAATGATCGCCCGCTTTGAGCGGCGCATTGGGTTCCGCCGTCCGCTTCGCATACATCACCAGATCCGCCGCGAACTCCATTAAGTCGATCGCGTCGATCGTCTCCGATCGGGCCGCGCCTTCGATCGTCGTACACCGTGGTTGCACAATCGTCATGACCACGGTTTGGATCTCATGCCCCTCTTTTTGGAGTTCGAGCAAGGCGCCGAGGGCGTAATAGCGAAGCTGCGGGTTGTTCCTCGCGCTCACATAAATGCCGGCGCCATATTTGAGATCGATGACGTGGAGCGTCTTGGTCTTCGGGTTATAGACCGCGGCGTCGTTCGTCCCGTACGCCCCGGGATACACCTCGGAGAGATCAAACCCGTGTTCGACGTAGAGCTTACACTTGGCGTCGAGCAAGCCGAATACGTAATCGACGTAGATCCGCACGTTGTCGAGCATTTCATCGTCGTCGCACTCCGGGGTTTTCCCATTCCCTTTTAACCACGTGGCGCCGAGCTCGTGCGCCTCAGTCCCCTCTTCCGCGTACGCGCTGGATTCAGAGACGATCCCCTCGGAGAGCGCCACACTCCCCGGACATTCCGCCCATCGGTACATCGAGCTCGCGCCGATGGGGGAATGGGTTGGTCTTATTGTGGCGAGTTCTTTCGTCATGCGGCGACTTTCATCTCCGCATCAATGGCCTGGACGAGCGCCGGCCAGGTGGATTCGGGGGCGTCGACGAGCTTCGGCACGCCGGTCTTCGCTTGCACCAATTGGGCCGCTTTCGGGAGTCCGAATTTAGTCAAGTATCCTTGTAGCGCTTTCTTGACGTCTCCCAGTGTAAGCGCAGCGGCCGGCGCTGTAGCAGGCGCAATCTGGGAAATTGCAGCGTTCTCGGCTGCTTTGGTGGGATCTGATTTTTCGGGTGTCCGGACCTCTGTAGCGGGAAAGGTGGTCGCGACGGTGCCGACCCCCGGAACCTCGACGGTCGTCTTGCGGCCTCGGCGTTTCTTCGTCGTCGCGGGTGCGCCGTCGACGGTGGGGGTGGATGGTTCTTCCTCCCCGCCCGCGCACATCGCTTCCGCCGCTTGCAAAATTTCATCCCAGTTCGCCCCCTGCAATGTCACGCTAATCATAATTGGTCGTTCTCCCTTTGTGCTGTAACTGTAACTGTGTTGGTGTGAAAGTGTTCTGATTTAATCCAGACTACCGCGTACTCTGGTTGGCCCATCTGTGCGACTCGCATCTCCCAGTGCCGCATGACTGGAAGACAGGCGAGCCCCATCGCGATCGCAATTTCCAGCCATGCGTAAAATTCCATATCTACCCCCTTTCTTTCCGAGTTGTGAAGACCGGCGACCCATGCCGGATCACGGTTTGGATCGCCGCTTTCAACTCTGTGTGTGCCTCGATTCGCGCTTCCGTTCGATCCTCCTGTGGTTGATTCTTAAATTGCTGCCACGCCGAGGGAAACCCGTACGTAGCCCGCTTCTCGTTTTTGATTGCTTTCTTCCGGTCTGACTTCGCGCTCATAAGCCCTCCATGGGGTTGACGACCAGCGGCGGCACGTCGAACAGGCTCGCCATATCGCGCGTGCGCCGCATCAAAATCTGTTGCATCTTTTTATCCGTGCCGTTGTCGATGTAAAAGAACCGCGCCCGAACCGGCCGAGGCTGACCGATCCGATGACAGCGCAGGACCGCTTGTGTGTTATCCGCAGGGGTGAAGGCGGGGCCGACCACGGCCACCTCCGACGCGGCGGTGAGGGTGATGGACACACCGCACGCCATCGTCTGTCCGATCAACACGCGGCATTGCGCGCCGTTCTGGAATCGATGTTCTTGAGCCTTCCGCGTGTCTTCGTGCATCCCCCCGCGGATGTGCGCCGGGTGGAACCGCTTCAAGCGGTGCATGAGTTCCGCCATCACCGACTTGTGCCAACAGAAGATGACGATCTTGTCGTAGGCGTGGTCATCGAGCTCTTGCGAAATGAGCTCGACGACGGGCTCAACTTTTTGGAGCTCGACCCATTGCCGACTCTTTTGAATGCCGTGCTCCAAGGGGGCGAGCGCGTTCGCCGCGTTCCCGTGTTCGGGGAGATGATCGAGCAACAGGCGCATCGCCGCTTGTTCCTGCTCAATCTCTTTCAGCAAATTGTTCAGCGCCTCGATGCCGAGGCACGCTTGTGGAAACCACTTCTCCGCATCCACCGGCCCCGCAGGGATCCGGACATCGCAGAACAGCAGCGGCGGGAGTTGTGGTAGCACCTCAGATTTTTTTCGTCTCAACATGATGGGTTCCCAGAGTGTGCGGAGCGTCGTCGTATTTTTCGATCCAATGATCTGCATCCCATAGGGGGTGTCGACGGTCTGACAAAATTCGGTAATAAATTGTTCGTACGTTCCGGCAAACCGCCCCGACGCCTTGAGCATCGTGAACATATCGCCAGCATCCTTTTTCGCCGGGGTGCCGCTCACGCACCAAACCCGCTCCGCATACGGCGCAATGTGCAAATACACGGCCCTCGATCGTTGCGCTGAGGGGTTGGCGAGAAAGTGGCTCTCGTCCACAATCAGGAGCGGCCATCGGCGCAGGAGTTCTTTGCGTGGCGTCACCGTGCGCGTCTTTTTGGCCGTCGCCGTCTCGCGTTCCAGAAAGGTCGTATTGAACGAATAGGCGTGTAGCCTCAGCGGGGTCTTTGAAAACTTCTCGACTTCGCCGAACCAATTCAGCCGTGCAATGGCGGGGCAGACTACCAGCGCTTCGGGGATCCGGAGATGGTTGATCGCTTCCAGACATTGCGCGGTTTTGCCTAACCCCGGCTCGTCGGCTAAGAGCAACCAGCGCTCGGATGATTCGGCTAACCATTGCGCCCCCTCTCGTTGGTATGGGAAGAGTTCGTGCATTCGTCATACGCTCACTTCTTCTCGCAAGAGAATCCAAGCGCCGATCATTTCCGCGATTTGCGGGACGACGGCGTTGCCGAGTCCCTTAAGTCGGTCCACCCGATGGGGTATCCCATGAGCCACTCGACCCAGTAGGGATTCAGGGATTGACATCCAAGCTTCTTCCCTTCCTCTTCCCCGAGCATCGCGTAGAGCTTCTTGCGGTTCCCGCTCCCACCCGCAAGTCCAGTGCACCCACCGGTCCCGTTGTTCGATGCTGGCGTTGGATACAGCACCACATATTGTTCTAAACGGCCATCGTGACCCCCGCCCTTCAAGATCGCTTCCTTCGCCCTCAACGCTCCCACCGCCCCGTGTCCGCTTCGCATTGTAGGCAATAATCCAGACCCGATCCCGTCGGTGAGGAGCGCCCACGGCGCTTGCGGGTATACAATGCCATTCCGCATCATACCCGAGCGCAGCGAGCGACCCGAGTACTTGATCCAATCCGCGAGAGCGAAGGGCGGCGACGTTTTCGATGACGACGTAGCGCGGCGTGAGGGCTTCGATCGCTTTAGCGTACTCGAACCACAATCCGCTGCGTTCACCGGCGAGTCCAGCACCTTTTCCGGCGAGGCTAATGTCCTGACATGGGAATCCTCCGCACAAGACATCGACGGGTTCGACGGTTCCCCAATCAACCGATTGAATATCTCCGTATCGCTGGACATGGGGCCAGTGCTTGGCGAGCACTCGTTGACAGTAGGGGTCGATTTCGACTTGCCATGCGATTTCAAAACCGGCTCGTTCAAGGCCAAGGTCAAACCCTCCTATTCCAGCAAACAAACTGCCAACAGTGAGTGCATTAGTCACGCGCGAGCTCCTGCATGACCCGCCGCACCCCTTTTTTAAACCGGCGCAATCGCCTCTCCAATTCAGCGACGTTCATGCGGGTGTCGTAGTCAAGGTGGAGCATCTGTTTTTCAAGGGCTTCGTGTTTCATTTCCAATTCGGCGACCAGTAATGCTCTTTGTTGTAACTGATCGGTGAGGATCTTGTTCTGTTCCTCCGCTTCCTGAGCCCGTTGCGCATCCGAGATCGTGTCTGGTTCACCGAGATCGCTGACGTTGTTCATCGTCCCCATCCTTCCGTAAAGCCCAACAGTCCTAAGAGTGCCGCTTCCGCGCGCCCATCATCTTTTTTCCGCGTCCACATCCCCGCGTTATGGGGAAAGAACCGCGACGCCATCGCGCGGCTTTTGTCTTTGTCGCTGGTGAGCCCGTATTTCGCTTTCCAGGTGTGCGGGGGGACATTGACAACCGACAGATCATAGACCTGACAGGCCATATGGATGAGCCCGAGGCCGTACCCGAAGGTGAAGGCTTGCACCGGCCCATCATTGGGGAGCGCGTGGACCTCTTCGATGACGACGCACGCGATCGTGTGCTGTTTGAGGGAGAAGAGTTCATCGAGCGCCGCTTTGTTCA